GTTTTAACCTTACTATCATCAACTTTTATTTCTACATATCCGCTGAGGAAATTCATATACTATTCCTTATAAGAAAGATTAAGAATGTTCAGATTCTTCTTTCTTGTCCAGGTCCCGGTATGTCCTTTCATATTATTCGTATTAGATTTGGGTTTACACATATTTACCCGCTTCTCTGCCGTTTTACAGTACTCCTCTGATAAGTCTATACCAATATATTTTCTTCCTAACTTATATGATACCAATGTAGTAGTTCCTGCACCATTAAATGGATCTAAAACAATATCATCTTGATAACTAAATAACTTTAAGAGTCTTATAACTAGTTCTTCTGGAAACATAGCCGGGTGACCAAATTTTTTCATATTTTTTTCTACACCTATATTCCATTTTGCATAGACCCAATTCTTAAACTGATCTCCTGTAATATCTATCTTATTTTTGTCGCCTCTTTTCATACGGGATTCTTTACAAAATATCTCAATAAATTCCCAAGTATATTTGAAGTAAGGACTACTTGGACTTTTCCAGCTGCCCCAAGTAGTATATCTACAATTATAATTATGTTTATCCCAGAGTATTTCTCCTTTCCAAAGTAATCCCATTTCTGTAAGCTGTTTTGAGATAATATGATGTGTAGGAATATACTCCGAAAACAGAGGCTGAATATTAATACAGAATCTTCCAGTAGGTTTTAGAACACGATAGCATTCTTTCCAGATTTTACTCATTTTACTGAAGTAATCCGGCCAATCCATGTCATCTTTATCTCTATCATTCTTGTAATCTAATCCAAAGTTGTAAGGAGGTGATGTTACAATAATATCAACAAAGTCATCAGGAAAATCTTTCAGTATGTTTCCACTGTCACCACAAATAATTTTATCAATTATAGCAGAAATACCCGCCTCATCAGCTTCAAGTTTTGGTACAGTTGAGTACTTCCTTTCCATTTCAACTTCCTTTTTTAGAATATAATTAGTAATTTTTCTCTAAAAGAGTTTATATAAGTTTGCCATTTGTAGTACAGGTTAGTTTGTAGATGAAGTAAGTTCTAGACATATTCTATTCCCCAATAAAAACAGTTCTTTTTAATTATTATACTGTTTTATGAGGTAGTTTTAGGTGTTAATTCCTGTTCTATGTTATGCAGCATCAAAATATCTTCAAAGATTTCTTGGTGCAAAGATTCATCTGAAACATATAGTTTAATTACACTTAAAACATCAGTATAGTTTAGGGAAATAACATCTCCCATAGGTCCAATTAGTAATTGACTACGTACCTTTGAATATAAGTTGATTAACTCATCATACTCTTCTGGCAATTCAACCCAACAATTTTCACAAGGAGGCTCCTTATCTTTTTCCTCATGAATTCTTATGCAGTCCTTACAGTCTACTTTTGTGAATTGCCATCCAAACCATTTTTTAGTGCTTCTTTTTGTGCTTCTGATCTTGCCTGTTCAATTGTAGCATTCTTTTCAGTTAGCTGTTCGAGACAAGCACTAACAAACTTAACAAAATCAAGAGAGCGCATCAACTTAGTTTTACCTATAGCATTGCATTCTATGGGTTCTCCATCAAGTTCAACTTTTTCCCAAGAAATAATACAATATTGAAAAGTGAGTTTCTGAGCTAGATCTTCGTCTACTTCTTTTACATCAACTAGTTGTCCTCGAATGGGCTTTCTGGTTTTCGTAGTTGTCTTCTTTGTAATGTTGTTTGATTCATCTACTGAAAGTTCTCGAAGACAAACTCCACCTAACTCTTCATTACTTGGATCAAAGTAGAAAAATGTTCCTTCATTCTTTATGCTAAAATTTGCCATGATCACATCCTCTCAAAAAGGGTTTCTAAAATAGTTTCTACAAATTATGCAGCTATCGTAGTGAACGTTTTGTCAATACCATAAGTTTCCGTTAGTTCAGAATCTGTAGTTCTTGCAACAGCTCTGTAGTGATAAGTAGTCTCAGGAGTTAAACCTGTAAGAGCATTGTCAAACAATCCTGTTTCATCCATGTTATTTTTATCAGCAGAAGTATCTGAACCGTACTCATCCGTAGTACCATACTCAAAGTAGCAATCAACATCCGCTTCCTCACCAAGACTGGTAAGATTACCAAGCAGAGTTACTGTTTCATCAGCTACATCAATATCACCTATTGTAGCAACAGCAACTTGAGTTGTGCTCGTACTAAATTTCATTCTTCCACTAACTTTTAAGGTATAATTTATTGTAACTATACCTGCCTTATCACAACCAACTTCATCTGCTTTTGTAACTGTGCAGTATGATGGATGAGCTGTGTTTGGATCTGGAGAGTAGTATTTCTCATCTTCCAGATCGACATACAATCTGATGTCAGTTAACTCTTCTGCATTATCATACGCATCTTTTAACACCTGTTGTCCTGCATCTACATCCTGTAAGAACTTACCACTCATAGTGATTTCTCCACCTTCACTCTGCAGTGGGGCGAAAGACTTATCCTCATCACCAAATTCGGAGTCATCGTTCAAATCACGAGTAGATCCACCATAATTCCAAGTAGCCATACCACAAACTACTAAATCACCAATTGTAACTTTTCCCTTATATCCAGGTTTACCGGTCGTGCTCGACATATTATGTCCTTTCAATAAAAATTGTTATTTACGTTGTTTTTTGAATTACAAATCTATATTGCATCATAAAATCCCAAACTTTCTTTCCTTCCACCTCCCACCTGTTTAATGCTGCACCAGGTTCTCTTGTAAGACTTACTGATTCGTAGTTTTCGATTGGAATATCTACGAAATCAAATGAATCTTTTATAGCTTGAAACAAATCACATGCTTCTCCGGAATCACTAGAAGAAGAGTATATGTTAAACTGAATCAAACAGTTCTCATCGTTCTCAGTAAATGTCCATTCAGAACTATCAGATATCAATCTCATTACCACATAAGGAAATACAGCTTTTGAAGGAGCATCTGTGTTGTAGATATCTGTAACAGCAATCTCCTCACTCTTAAAGTAATTGTAGATAGCTTGAAACAACTGTTTCATTCTTTTTCCACTCTAAAAATAAATGAAGCTTTTGGAAATCCTTTACATCCTCTAACCCAACAACAATTTCTTTCGTATGGACAATTCATTTTTCCTGTTTGATAACAAGGTTCGCAACCTTCTTGAATCTGAGTTCTACGAACAAAAACTACTACTCCCGAGTTGTTATCATGTCCTTCCACCTGTAAATATTTCCTTAATCTTACTCCAGCACTGCTCTAGGGCTGGTCTTAGAAAAGGTTTAGGTTGTGTACCAGGATGATGCACCACTTTTACAGGATGATCTGCTCCTGGCCAAAACAATGCTTCCTTTGTATCAGGTTTAATTAAATGCGGCTTTGATCCTAGCTCAACTATTAGACCATATTCTACATTAGTTCCAACTATCGCAACATCTCCCTCCACTTCATGCGTAATGCTTCTAGCTAGTTTACCTGTTCTTCTTGGACAGATTTGTTTAGCTGCCCTCTCTACTTCTATAGCAGATAGTTCTAAACACTCATGTTTACGTCTCCCTATCTCGTTAAGAATATCATCTGTATTATCTTCAATTCTCATTACTCAAATATCCCAAGCTCAATTTTTAGATATCTATCAGCTTCATCTAAGTTAACTATGTTAAGTATCTCGTAAGTTTTCTCATTGTAGCTTATTCTGTCCTCTTGAACAATATCGACTACTGAACAGTACATGTTACAAGCTCTTACTTTTCCACTCTTCCCAACTTCAGTTCGTTCTGATCCACTTGTCCACTGTAACCTACAAGGAAGATCCTCTATGTGAGTAGTTACAACTTCTGTTGAACCTAGAGCTGTATTAGTAGAAGTAACTCTTAGAACATCAACTGTTTTGTTAAATAAGTGGGTCATTTATCATTTCCACCTTATAAAATCAATTTGTACCTATCTAGCGCTGGTTGTGCTGGATTATTTTCTTGTGCCTGATACTTTACACCACGCTAATCTTTATTTTCTTCTTTAGGTAGTCTTTTAGCAGTTTGTCAGCCTCTACTACTCCAGTTAAGTTCATCTCTTTAG